ATGGCTGGGTCATCGAGTAGGGTAGTTAACTCCAGTTGACTCAATCGCTCGTAGGTCTCTTCAACAGTTGTCTCTGTTTCTTCCCAATATGTCTTTACTGCGCCAATCTTAAACAGCAATGCGTCCTTAAAGAAGTTATGCAGCACTGTAAAGCCGTTGTTTTGGCTGTTCAGTACAAAGTTCACAAGCTCTGTGGCTTGCTCTGCACCTTGTACGTCCTCTGCATTACGTCCAACAAAGCGACAGAACTTATCACCAGAAGAGAAGATTCTCATTAGGCTAGGCATAAGATACTCTATGGTATCACGCACTTCTGAAAGCACGACCTTTGATCTATTCTCTTGCTCGTTGCCGAATGGTTCGCCTAAGTAATACTGTAGGGTCTCTACACGATCAGAAGAAAGCTCTGTATCATAGTAATTGTTGGCTTGCTCTATCTCTGATTTGAGAATAGTCGCAAATTGATTGTCATCCATTACTTTTTCTTCGCTTTTGGCTCTTTTTTATCGTCTTTTTTCGGCTCTGGCTTGGCTTCAGGCTTTGCAGCCTTGTTTTTATGTATTGTGTGCTTGTAAATCTGTGACATACCTATTTACCTCTCTTAATTAAACTTCTTGTGATGAAAATTTGCCGACAATTGTGCCTTTTCTTGCGTTTTTTGCCCTTTTCTTGGTCTTTTTCTTCTTCATGGGGGCTTCTTTTACGTCCATTGTCATAACTTTCTTGTATCTTCCCATTGGCATCATCATTTTTTGCTCCTTACCACTTTTTGCACGACCAATATCGCGCTGAAAACTTATCTGTCGCTGTATCGCAGTTGTGTCTTGCCCTAAAACTCTTACGTCTTGCCGGATTATCCCTCTTTATCTCCATATTAGGGTCTCCATAGCGCACCATCTTTATGTCATTGCCCTTTTTGGCAAGTACAGCAAACTTCTTTGACTTACCAGGAGTGCGTTTTGGCTTGTTAAATCCAGCAAAGCTCTCGCCCCTGTACTTAATGCGTCCAGAGGGGGTTCTATCTACGTCTTTTGTCGTTGCCATGTCATATATCGCTGTTCTGTAACGCTGTTATTCCAACGCCACCAACAATGCCGTATTTCGCAAGTATGTTTATTAGGTTTTCGTCAAAGATGACGTAGTTGCTTGTCTTATTTCCAATCTGTTTATTAGCCCAATCTTCAGCCTCTTTTTGAGTCTTGTATGGCTTGCTTGTGGTAATCACTCGACCACTTCCCCCAAGTCCTGTCTGTCTATTTGGGTCATCTAATACAATTCTTGCCCGAAACTGACCATCATCTAGCTTATTAATACCTAACAACTTGCCACCAAAAGTATTTCGTGAATCGCCAGCTAAGTATTTTATGCCTTTGATGCCACTTGCGTTCAAATCAGCCTCACTTACTGTCGTTAAAACATTGCCACCTCGACGCTCTCCTATTGGGCTAAATGGGTATCTTTTGCGATAGTCTTCATCCTCTTTTATCAATTTTTTAATTAAAGGATTATTTTTAATAAAATCGCTTTGCTCACTCAATGGCAAGTCATAATCAAGCAACTCATCAGGCTTTGGAGCTAATGCGACTTTGTAGGTTTTTCCTTCAGGTAATTCAGGTAACGATAAATCTTTTCTAATTTTATTATATATTTGCTTTTCTGTTGCAGTTCTAAATGTACCTGAAGCTAAATTGTCAGCATCTTGAATTGAATTTAAACCTTGACCAAGATTATCTAGCACCATGTATACATCATCATGGATACTTGAAGGGAAATTCTTAGCAACGTAATCACCAAACTTCTCTTCATTGTCAGCCGTATAAACACTATCTAGCATTTTGCCGTCGAGATGCAGCATATTTCTTTCTTGACGCAAAGTTTCCCTATAAAACTTCGCTATGTCCTCACTATCTGTAAAATACAGTCCATAGCCAAATGTCTGATTACCTTCGCCTGTACCTATTTTATCAACTCTAAACTTATCAAAGTCAGCACCAGAGCCATGAAAGGCTATGATGCCTGGCTCATTGTCTGTAGGAGGCACAACATTCGCTATACCTTCTGTTGGCGCATCATCCACATTCAATAGTGGCTTTGTATCATCACTCTTCTTGAGCAGTCCTTTTACCTTACCAGCCGGAACTCCAGGGAGTATCGTTGCTGCTGTTAGCAATCCAGCCGTTGCCAAATCACCCTGTCCAAAGGCTGTTCTTGCATCCGCTAATGCGCTAATATCTCCCGTTACAGGCGCAACATCTAAGGTTGTCGGTGCTGCTTTGGCTATCGTAGGGTTTACGCCTAGTGCTGTCAGTATATTAAAAGGCACTCTGCGTATAGGGTTTGGGTCTTCACTAAACTGCGCTACTGCTTCGGCATCACTCTTATCTTTAAACGCCTGTAGTTGTGCTTCACTTGGTAACAGGCTCGAAATACGAAAGGGCTGCGAAAAATTTAAATTGTCCAATAATCCCATTTACACTATCCAATTTGTATCTCCATAGGCGAGGTCACGCCTGTAGCCATAACTCGTATAACTCTGTCCACTCGCTCTTACAGCCTGTGACGCAAAGGTTAATACAAACGCATCGGCTAGGTCTGGTGACTTAAGCCCTCTGCGCTTCATCTGGTCTTTTGCCTCACACTTAAACTTGCCGTTTGACGTAATGCCATAGCGTACACTTGAGAGCTCATGGATAAGGGTCTCGTCTTCTGGCATCTTGCAATCTCTTGCCTCTAGCCATTCTTTTGCTCTAAACCATAACTCATCACGCAGCTTCATATAGCGTTGTCCGAGAGCAGGGCTTTCGGCAACGTTTACGCCTCGTGCCGGGAGGTCTAATTCTATAAGGCGGTCTACAACTCCGCTGCCTAGTCCTATGGAGTCGATTAGTATGTCACTTGGGCGTTGGTCATAGGGTACAGACTCATATTCAGCTAATATGATGCCCACTGTCTCCATAAGGTCTTTGCCTTGCCAGCTCTTAATCGGCTCAACTAAAACATTGCCTTTGCGTTTGGCGAGGGCTGATCTGTCAGAGCCAAAGCGTGATATATCCACGCCCCATATAGGCTGTACCTCTTGCGGTTCTACATCGCGTTTTATCGCGTCCTCTAGTAGGTGTATCGGTATTATCGTATCGTCATCTTGCAATGGAGGAAGACCCAAACATCTGATGCGAAATATATTGCTGTCTTCGCCATATTGGCGTTTCATGTCCTCTATCCAGTCTTCGGATACCATCTCAGAGTCATAGCAAGAGACTGTCATTGTGTGCCATCTGTCGGCATTTTTTCCAAAGGCATCTGCGAAATAACCTGTAGCAGAGGTGGGGTTGCCCACCATCACTGTCTTTGAGCCTTCGGTGGACATTGCGCCTTGCGCTACTTCAAATACTATATCCGGCACTCCTGATGCTTCCTCTACGATAAACGAGAGTGAGCCATCAACTTCAGGTGTACCATGAAAACCTTGTAGGGCTTCTGGGGAGTCTCTTCGTGCTGTACGGGCAACAGCAAAGGACTCTTTGACATTCTTTAGCGTTATTTTATCAGACGCAAAATTTAATTCCTTCTGAAAGCCTGTGGGTAGGCGTTTTGCCCATTTCTGTAGTTCTGACCACAGGACTTGCTCTAATTGGTTTGCGCTGTTGGCGGTACAGGGTACTTTGCAAGGTACTCTTGTGAGGAGCAGCCAGAGGATAACCCATGAGAGAAAGGCTGTTTTCCCTACGCCATGTGAGGAGCGTATTGCAATGCGAGGCTTTGTGGCTATCGCGTGTAGGGCTTCTTCTTGCCATTTCTGAGGCTTTACGTTTAGGCACGTTGTTACGAATAGCACAGGGTCTTTGCGTAGAGCGAGGAGGGTATCGGACATTTCGCTCATAATTTTTTTTTCGCCTATGGGTGGTAGAAAGAGCCACAACCCCCTAGGGGGGGTCATGGCAGTCGGAAGGAAGGATATGAAAAAAAGATACTCGTTACAGGTACAGTGGCTCATGTGATCTGGGAGGAGGTGAGCCAATGTGGGGGTATACAAATACATAGATGCCCCCGTATATTTGTGCGTGGGGGGGTGTATCTGTAAATTACAAAATCAGAATAAATTCTACTTTCTGGGTACTATATGTTGTGTTTTGTAGGCTAATAATCATATATAATAATTATTGCCGTTTGTAAGTTATTGTTTTTGTTACTTAATAAAGCAACTTGTCGCATAACCGAGATTATGTTATTTGCTATTTGCCCTCTGGCTTAACATCTATGGTCTTCTCGTTTTGCTCTTTTAATAAGGCGTTCTGCTCTGCAATCCTACCAGCTACGTCCTCAAGAGCTGTCTTAAACTCAGAGCCAAAGCTATCCATGTTCAGTTGTTGGGGTAGAAATTTACCCATTAAATTCAATGTCTTAGACGCATCGACCTCGATCTGATCTGCCAGTAAAAGGTGCAAAGGCTTCTTTCTTCTGGCTAATTCAGCGAACGCTCCAGTCAACTCTTTACGAATAATTTTGACAAGCTGTTGCCCTGACCCTGTTCCAGGTACACGACCATTCCTGTTGCCCTTCTTCTCTGTAATATCAAGCATATTGTTTTTAAACTGATTATTTAATCTTCTCAATTAGTTATGAGGTAGATACATCCACTGCCAACTCTGGCAGATTATATCCATTTAGCCACAACTAACTCACATTTGTCTACGATTATAGATGTTAGATATACGTTACTAATCACGAAAGCCTTAATTTATTGGCTATTTCGTCCAGTCCTTCCACCAAATATCTGTATCTTTTGCGCTTTACATCACATTCTCCGATAGCTTCATGCTCTACAGCCACGCTAAAAACCACTTCACACTGCGCTTTTGTCATACATTCCAGCACCTCTTCGAGCTTCTCCTTCGCTCTGAGACTTGCCTCTTGCTGAGACTCGGCATCCATGCTTGACCCTCTGACACTTGTATCCAAGATATTCCTCTGCCCACTTCTTTGCCAATATCCCAAATACCTTTTCTCAAATACCTTACACGCTTCGAACTGTGCCGGAGTGAGCTTCTCTCTGTGATATGCTCTATGATAGGGCGTACTCTCCTGATTGACGTACACCTTTGGCTCGCCCTTAGTGACACGCCTTTGCTCATACCATGAATGTTGCAGCACAAAACTATTTGGCTTTTCCACTTTTCCTCTCCCTCATGGCAATACCTTTGGCTATACCCCCATATCCGATAATGTCAGAATGGCTATCGAGGTGATAAGGCGTTTTCATAAGCCTCGCCACTTTGACCAATATCATCAGCACAGGAACATCTACAGCCTCAATCGTATCTCTTCCTTTGAGATACACATTAAACAGATCAGCCGTGTCTTGCATATTCGCTAAAGGCTCACCATAATTCTTTCCTCTCTCCGATATCAACTTTCCAACTTCCGATATCAAAGACCCATAATCTACATTCATTTCTCTTTCTCCTTCTGTTTTAACTTTTTAATTTCCTTCTCTTGCTTACGAACCAACTCCGTCAACTCCATAATCATCTGACGCATCTTTCCAACTTCTGTTCTTTCCAGCCATCTAACGTAAGGCTTTGTCTCATCTGTCATATCTCTAACTCCTTCATTT